CCAGGTCAATACCGCGCCTTTTCGTCATTCAGCATCGGCCGGAGTTTGAGCGGCGCCCACCGTCGCGCATTCGCCCACACGGTCCGATCCGAGGCCCAGGTGGCCGCGTTGCGATGGCCGAGCCATATCCAGACCCCAGCCACCGCCACGAGCAGGGCCCACCGCACTAGAACCCCGTCGCCACGATCCGATAGTTCACGACGACGCGCACCTTGTTGGCCGCATTGCCGCCCGTCATGTTGGAGCCCGTCGTGGTCGTCAACACCACAGCCACATTCGTCACCGGCAGCGTGGTGTTGTCCGCCGTGCCGGCCACGCGGACGGTCTTATTTGCCGTGGCATCAAAGAACCCGGACCCCGTGATCACCGACGAGGCGGCGATCCCACTGACTAGACTGGTGTAATACAGCCGGACATTGAGCGGATTGGTATAGGCCCCCGTGTATTTGAAATTCAGGGACACGCCAATCACATCGACGTAGTACCCGGTCCCGGGCGCCGCGACGACCGTGATTGGCGTCGTGCCCAGCGCCAGCACTTGCGTATTGGTCAGATCGACCACGCTGGAGACCACGCCCGAAGCGTTGAGGCCATTCACCTGAAAGGGGATCGGCAAGCCGCTCCCCGAATCGACTGCAGTGAAGTTCCACAGCCCCGAGATGAGGCAGTTTAAATTCGGGGTGAACGACCCGCCGCAGTTGATGGACTGCGTCAACACGACAGGGGCCAGCAGGAAACTGACGCCGATCGCCACGGCGAGGCCGACCAGACAGATGGAGAGACGTTTGATTATGGTCATCATAGTTGTCCTCTGTGCATGGCTGAGCCCCCGTCAGGTGACGAGAACCCAGCCGATGACCAATTAGCCCAAAGTTACTCCAGCGCTGCTCATGTTCGCCTGAGGCGCCCACGTGCCGTTCTGCGCCTTGATCGTGAACGTGCCGTTGATCGTCGCCGGGAACGTGGCCACATCCGAGGCCGTGGTATTCCCGTAGAAGCCTGCGGTGTAGGTGATCGTATGGGCCGCCGCCGTGGTGGACACGAAAATCACCGTGTTCTGTTGATCGGCCGCCGGCGCCACCAGCGTGTAAGCGCCCGCCGTCGCTTTCGTGAGGTAGATCACCTGATCCACCACCGGCACCGTGATGGCGCCGTCGACGCCATAGCTCGCCGTCGCCGGCCCGACGCCCTTGGTGTCGCCGCTCGAACTCTGCGTAAAGTCGCCCGGCACGCCGTAGATCACAGGTGCGAGGACGCCATGCGGGCCGGCCGTGGTGCCTTTGTAGCCCGGCACGACGCCGACCGTCGGCGCGAGGCCGACGCTGGTGATCCGCATGAACTCGCCATCCACCAGCGCGAGCATCTTGTTGGCGATTCCCGTTCCAGACGTCAGCGTGATCGTGACGTCGTTGGTCGCTTTCGCGGCCGAAAGTGTCGTGGCAGTCAGTGACATGTCAAACTCCTAGGTCACGCGATGAAACCGTTACAGACCGAGGCGGATGCGCGCCCACCCGCCCCAGCGCGAAGTGAGTTACCCGGCAACTCGGCAGCCCAATTCCTGACGCAGCACGGCCACGCCGTAGAGCACGTCCACTCGCTGAATCCACTGATCCGACATGGCGACATAGTCGCGAAGGACCCGGAGCGACTTCCCGGATTTCTTTGACGCCGCGCGATACGCCTTGTCCGTGCCGCCCGGCAATGGGAGATCGACCATGGCCAGCGTGCCGAAATCCTTGTGCACCGCAAGATTCTGCGGCGACTGTTTCCCGGAAATTGAGGCGAACGACGCCGCGGGCGTATCCCACACGTAAATCGCCGTGCCCGTCGCCGGCAGATTCGTCACGTTCTGGAGCGTCGAGCCCGGCCCGTACATCGCCGGCGCAATGGGAATCGTGATCGCGCCCGTGGTATCCGAGGTCGTGGCCGTGACCACGAACTGCATCGGCTGACCCGTGGACTGGAACGACTGCGGATTGATCCCGTTGACCGGCGTCGAGGTCGAGACGAACGAAATGATGTCGCCCGCGTTCAGGGTGGTCACGCCCGAGCCCCAGGACTGCGTCACCACCGTCGAGGCCCCTTGCGCCGGGACGCCATTCGTCGTCGGGGTGCCGCTGATGGTCCCCACCGTCTGCACGTAGATGTTCTGGTCCATGCGCCAGGTCGCGCCGAGCGTCCCGCTCTTGGTCATGCTGCCCGAGTCGTATTGCGCGCTGATTTCCTTGCCCGCGTTGAACAGCCCCTTGAGGTTGTCCATGAGGGTAAAATCGGCAATCGGATTCAGGAACATGTAACGGTCGCCGGACGGCGCCGCCTGATTGTCCAGCTTGACCTTGGCCAGCCCGTAGGTGGTCAACGAGGTCGGCGTCACCCCAGGTGTCCCGACGGAGTTGTTGAGGCCTTGCGCGAGCCCGCACACGTCCTGGTCGATCAGGTTCGACAGCCGCACGAGCTGCGGTTCGAGCACGCGCTTGCGGTAGTTGTCGATGTCGAGGGTGAGCTGTTGGGAACTGACCTGGGTATCCACGCCGCGCTGATAGGACAGCGTGAGCGGCACGAAGGTCTCCGTGATGGCCTCGACCTGGGCGGCCTGGCCGAGACGGCCGAAGTAGCGCGGCGGTTTGCGGATGCTGAGGGTCTGACCGAGGACGGCCCCCCCGAAGTCGAACTCGTCCGAATATTCAGAATTGATCGTGATCATCACGTCGTCGGTGTTCTCGAGTACATCCAACGCTTCAAACGTGACGATGTCGTTCGTGAGAAAACTATTAGCCATGTCGCCCTACCGGCGACGGTTCACCCCCCGTTCGGCAGCACGCTTTTCGCGGTACCCCGACTTATCAAAGTCAAAGCCCCGTTTCGGGAGGTCTGCCGACGGCGTGACCGTCGTTTTAGCCCCGCTACCGACAGGCTGGTAGGGCGCGGGGGCAGTGACCGATCCCGAGACGGCTGGCGAGGCCTGAGAAACGCCAGACCCGTTCGGCGTGAGACGCGCCAGCTCAAGGCCAAAGTCAATCGGATGGCACGTCGCCAACCGCTGCGCTAAGGCCCCGTCTTTCGCGATCACATATTGGAGATGCGCTGAGGCAGGATTCAGGATAATGGCCTGCAGGCGATCGGGTGCCATCGGCACCAACGCGCCCGGGCCTTGCCTCAGCACGGTATCGAAGTCAGCATAGACTTCTCGACCCTTCGCCTGTGTGGCGACCACGGTGTCGTTGAAGCTACGAGACGCCCGATCCGCTTCGATGACAGATCGGACATCGGTCGAGAGCGTTGCGCGTTCCTGTTCCAGGACCCACTTGGCCTGATCCTTGGTGAAAGCGCTGTAGGTGGGGTATTTCGTGCCGATCTCGTCTTCGGATGGTTCCGGGCGGGTCAATTGCGGCTGTTGTGGCGGCGGCGCGCCGCCCGCTTGAACTTGCCCATTCCCGCCGGCCGGAGGGGGCGGCTGCTGACGCTCAAACGCCTCGATGCGGGCCTTGAGCGCATCCCGTTCCTCCGCTGCCCGTGCGGCTTCGAGCTTGGCCGCGTCCCGTTCGTTGGCCAGTTCAGAGAACCGGCGCTGGCCGCGCGTCTCGGGTTTCTTCGGTTCAGATGCTGGGGTTGAGATAGGGGCTGGCGCGGCGACCGCGGCTGGCGGATCGGCCGGCGTATGCCGGTCCATCGTCTCGGTGAGCGCTTCTTGGGTCACGCCCACGCCAGACAGAATGCGGCCGCCTTGCTCATGCGAGACGACTGCGTTGACATCGGCGTCAGCCATGTCAGCTATACAAGACCATGCAGTGCAATTGCTGCGTTCGCCGTCATCACCGCTTCGCGCACGAGCCGAATCGCCGCGCTTTGGTCGGCGCACGGCGGCGTCAGATCGAAAATGGCGCGTGCGAAGTCCTTCGCCGACGCGCGAAGTTTTTCGTACGCGACCGTGTCATCCGGCGACGGCGCGTGGTATGTGAAAATCTGGTCGAGCTTTTCGCGAGGGGTCAACGGTTGCGTGCGTGGCCTATCAGTCATTAAGCCTCCTTGGATACGGAGTATACACCTAACGAACCTTCTTCGCGTGCAGGTATTTCCCAAGGTTCGCGTGAGGCTGCCGTAGGCTCGGCCGCGCGATGGGCCCGGGCCGAGGCGCGGCCATGCGGGCGACATGCCCCGGCTTGCCCTTCTCTGAGCCCACCGCGAAGTCGTGCATCTGCGCCATGGACATCGATGACCGAATCTTCTGCGCCATCGGAAACTGTGCGCCATGCTCCGCGGCTTGCATCAGACGCTGCTGGCTTCGTGATTTCGCTGGCATCTTAAACCGCCTCTCCTGGATCGGGGGCCTGTGCATTGGCTGCGGCGTCTTGCGCCGCCTGCTGGTCCGCCCGAATACCGGCCTGCTGGGTGGCTGTGGCGTGCTGTTGCTGTTGGGCTTGCTGAGACGCTTGATGCGCTTGGGCTTGCCCGGCGATCTGCTGCTGGTGCTGCTGGGTCTGCGCCAGGACCTGCTGTTCCTGCAGATGCTTCATGGCCGTAATGCCCACATCATGCGATTGTTTGGCACCCTCGAGCCGCTGTTCCTTCGCCGTCAACACCATCGATTCGAGCTGCCGAATCCGCAATTCCTGCTCGGCGGTCTGCGCCTTGAGCTCGCTCGCCACCAGACTGGCCTGGGCTTGGATCTTCGCCACTTCGAGGCGCGTCTGGCTCTCCAGCTGCGCTTTCTGCAGCTCAATTTGCCCGTCCATCTGCGCCTTCTGGAGCATCCCCTGCTGCTCGGCTTGCTTGGTCTGAATGAACAGCTGGGCCTGTTGGAGCTGCTGTCCCAGCTGCTGCAGTTGCGCCTGGACCTGCGGCGGCAACGGGGCCGCGCCCCCTTCGGGCTGGTCCTGCAACTGCGGCGGCAGCGTCTTCCGCAACTTCTCCGCGATTTTATGGGCGCCCGGAAAGGACAACTGCTCCACATAGTCCGGCGTAGCGACGGCCGCCATTTCGGGCGGCAAATGCGGAATCAGTTCACCGAGTGCGGCTGCGCCCTCTTCGCGCTTCGTCGCGGTCGCCTTCCCCATCGTCACGGTGACCGCATACGTCCCATGATTCAGGTCGTAGAACGTGTGCAACCCCTGGGAGAGCTGCGCGAGTTCAGGCGTGACCTCAGGCGGCGAGGCCTGCGGGATCCCGTTCGGCCCCTTCTGATAGGGCTGTCCCACCATGACCTGATCCGGCTCATCGTCGAGCCCCATGACATGCAGGATCTGCCCCTTCCGGGTAATTTTCGGGATCACCTCGACCATCAACTGCGCCGCATAAATCAGCGCCCGGCGCACATTGTCGGGATAGTTCGAGTTGGCGAGATCGCTCTGACCCTGTAAGGCTTGAATCGCCCGGCCGGAATGGGCCGTGGGATTGATGCTGCCCAGCGAGGCATCCCCGGTACTCGTCGTGGCCTTGATCGCCTCTTCACTTGTCTGCATGAGCATCACGGCGGCCTGGATCGGCGCTTCCGCCGTGTCCCGATGCGGCGCGTCCACGAGTGTCCCAGCAATCGACACCGGATCATAGGGCAACGACGAATAGTTGTAGACGTTCGCGGTCTGCCAAATCTCCTTGTAATTGTCGATTTGCCCAGCCGCCACGATATACGGCGACTTGCTGCCGAGCGCGAAAATCTCCATCGCGCCCGAATACGTGTAGTTCACCATTCGCTGGGCGTCCATCCCCTCGGTGATGACGCCCCGCAGCACCGGCTTGCCGTCGATGTTCAACTCTTCGCCCAAGATCGGGATCACGGGAATCCGTGAGCCGGCCCACTCCCACGTTTCTAGCTCTTCGCAGGCGTTGATCTTCGACCCAGTTACGATGGGCGTCCGCA